GGCGCACCAAACCGCGAAAGCAAATCCACGCCGGTATGGAAACGTGGCAGCAAAGCCTGCAAAACGGACGACCCGCTCACGTTATTGAAGATGGCCACTACCGAAAAGGGTTACGCTGCGGCGGATGCACCCGTGCGCGATGTCAGGTCTGCCACCCGGAAAAATATCCAAAAAGGCAACCAACCAAACAAGAGCGTCAGGCGTGGGAACACGACAATGACGCAAACAGTTAATTTCCAACCATAGAAAACCGAGAACACAATGGCAGAAAATTTCTCAACGCTGATTCTGTCGGCCACCCAGCAGCTCGCGGATGCAGTCAAGACGGAGATGACGCTGGAGGATAATCGGCACAGCGTTAAGCTTGCCGCGATTACCAGAATCATGAATTCCGGAGACAACCCGCTGACCGGAAAGCCGCACAGCTTTTCGAGCGCCGAGGCCATGGTCCACAGCGACCAGCAGTACGCCGACTATCTCGGCCAGCTGCGCGAGGCTGCGTACAATCGTATCATGGCCCGCGGTGCGTATGACGCCGCACTGGCCGGCGCCCGATTACAGGAGTCAATCTAGGAGCGACTGATGTTTGACGAAGAGTTCAACGAAGAAGAAAACGACGAACGACCTGATTGCCAGCACCACATTATGAATTCTGTCGAGGGATTGCGTGATGAAGTGCTGCGCCTCTTCGGCGCGTTTCTATCCCGCGTAATGGACGATCCCGATGCCGAGCAAATTGTAGAGCACCACAAACAGTTTCTTGAAGTCTGGGAAGTCGAAGGCATCCTCAAGGAACTTAGCGACGTCAAAGAAGACGGACTCTACGGCATCGGCGCTAATTCGTTGGCCGAGTATCAGGAAAAAATGGGCAACCTGTTTCGCGCGCTGGCCACGCGTATTGTGTCCAACATTATGCAGCTTGGCGTACAGGGTGGGTTGCTAGACTCAGAGTACGACTTTGAAAAGGGTTCGTTTGACTTCTCTGTGACCGAAAAGGGTTTGGCTTACATCGCCGGCACCACGCCGCCAACAGCCGAGAACAACTAGTGGCTTTTCAGGGTAAAAACGGAGACCGCGTACAGCTGGTGTTTGCCGCCAGCAAACCAAACTCCGTTTTTGTCGGCGAGACCGGCACTATCACCAGCGCGCAAGACTTGCGCTGGGGACAAGATATCCAAACAGAAATTCACATCGAGCTGGACAGCGGCAAAAAAATAACATGCCTCTGCCCGCCCGATTACGTTGAGCGCCTCGCCGCCAACGATTAGTAGCCGCCAAAGTAAGAGCTGCCAATCGCGTCGTCTGCCCAGTCATCGTCTGGAGGCAATGCAGCGCGAGCTGGTTGCGCATTGAACTTGGCGATACCGGCGATTTCTGCAAAGTTTGGCCACGCGTTGTTGACGTGCCACACGGCTGCGCAACCAATGTTCACAGCCTGCGCAAAGTCGTCGGTAAGTAGCGTGTTGCGAGTAATGGTGTAAATATCACCACCAAGCCGCGACTCAGCTTTGTTTTCTACCAGCGCCAAAAAATCAGACACAAGCCCGGGAGAATCCTGCGACGACCAATCGTACTGGAAAAACCGGACCTGTTTTAGTTTAATCGCTTGGCAGGTGTAAAGCAGTGAGCGCGTCTTGTCCAAACTGTAATGCGCTCGATGATTAATTTCCGTCGGTGGTTTAAATATCATCAGGTCTTGCGCTGCGGAGCGAACAAGCCGCACTGCAAGAACGCGATCAAGGTTAAACCCAGCTTGCACCATGACCGTTTCACGGACCGTGCCAGCTCCGGTGTAATCATGCGCGACAAAATCGCAATTAAACAAGTTAGACCAGCGCATACACTCAATCGCTTCGGCCAAATGATCGCCGCCGATAAGCAGGCGCTTTGCCCAAAGCGTGTCGATTGTCCCGTCGGGCCGGAATCCCAGCACAGCAAGCACGGTGAAACTAATACCTGCTTCTCCGCCGCCGCCCCAGTCGATCGCAAGTATGCGGTGTTTGTATTGCGACAGATTTGCAAAGCATTTGGGGTCTGGATCTTTCTTGTTTTCCCAGTCTAGCACGCACGCAGCCTTCAAATCAGTTTCACTGATGAGCTTCTGACCGGTATCCACACTTTCGCCCATAACCTCGTTGTAGAACTGCGCTTGGGTCATGTTCCCAAAGCCTTCTCTCTTCAACAACAAAGTAGACCACTTTTCTGCGTCGGCGAAATGAAGTGGCAGAATCATCTGCGGTACGTGATACCCGGCAAACTGCCAGCGGCGTTCGGGATATCTGTGCACCCAGCGACCGTGTCGAGGGCTTATAGGCTTTTGACACTTCGCGCAAACGGTGCCCGGATACTTCTCGCTGATATGAGGGTTGTATGGGCCGATCATCTTATCGAGGTCATGTTCAAGCGCCGGTATATTCCAGTGCTTGCACGACTGACACGGTATAAACCATTCGGCCTGTGACGATCGTTTGTATAGCCCGTAAATTAAATTGTCGAGGGTCTTCGGAGTTCCTGTATAGTAACTCGTCGCCCATCGTGAATACGACATGGTCTCCTGAATGATCGGTATAAGATCAGGGTCCATATCTTGCACTTCGTCAATACACACACGATCGGCAGAGACACCACGAACACGGTCGGCGTCTAAGAGCGCAAAACTGAACAACATCATCGAGTTGTTCTTAAACGAGCGCTGCAGCACAGAGTTCTCTGTCGTTGTGCCGCTCCACTGCGCTTTGATTGGCGACTGATCAATAAATGGGCGGACGTAGTTGTTCGAAAATCGCCGTATTTGTTCGTACAGCGGTGTAATAAACAACGTCTTAAAAAACGGAATAGAGTTGGCAACAACAACTCCGTGCGCAGCTAGACTGGTCGATTTTGATACCTGTCGTCCCGTACACCACACTTGACTTTTTGGCGTGAGTAAACGAAATAACGGGGCGAACGGAAAATGGTGCTGAATACTATACGGCTTTCCGTTTAAGTTCAGCACAAGCGGAAGAATAGGCTCCAGCGTTGGAAAAGCATTTAACTTTGCCAGCTGCTGCAGCACCGCCCCGCGTGCATGCACTGATGCCGCGTCGGTCGGGTCAATACTGATTAATTCTTGTATAAGCGATTGAACACCCGCTGAGGGTATTTCAATTGCGCTATTTGCATCATTAGGTTTAACCATGAACCACAGCAACAATTCGGGTGGCGAGTTTGAGTTTCAATGGGTCGAGGAGGCCCTGAAATTTACAGGATACGTTTTTCTCGCCGGTCTCGTGGGATTATCGCAGGCGGTCGTTACCGCATACGATATTGCCCGGGACGCCGCAAAAGAAACCACTCGCAAGTAGAGATCTGTTGTTGGCGGCAGAGTATACTAAACGGTGACTCTGTTGCTTACATAGGAGTATTTATGGCTACTATCGGTCGATCTGCAAAGCTTTACCAAGAACGCAAACAGATTTACACGGAAGGTACGCGTCGCGGCCCGGGGCCGCAGATTTACCTCCCTGACAACGCCGTAAATCATCTTAAACTTGAGGCGCCTTTGCCGCTACCCAAATTTCAAATAAACCCACAAGCGCCGGACGGCGCACTTACACAGGTGTGGCCGCACGGCGACAAGTACATAACATAACGTATGGCCCAGCCTGATCCGGATACAACGTTCGCCGGTTACGCAGCATTGCTCTTAATTGGCGGTATCATTGCCATTCCACAAATCGGTCTTGCGGGATTGTTGGCGGCAGGCGCTGCCATCTATGGCGGCTCATGTTTCATGAGCGGTTATACCTCCGCCCCGGTAAAACGAAAACGACGCTCATGATTTCCCCGTTTGATTTTGTAGCCGTAGCACTTGCAGCCGGCGCCATTATTGAAGTGTGGCACAAAGGTTCTATCTTTGAAACCGCCCGCGCTTACGCGCAGGCGTGGCAAGATATTACCCCGCAAGAAACAGCAAAAGGTCGGTTGCTCGAACTGATCAATTGCCCGTTTTGCAAATCATACCATGTGCCTTTTTACCTGTTTTTAAGCCTATTGGCAGGAGACTGGTTTGGTGGTATTGTGAGCGCTGCAATACGCTTAGTCGTCTACAGCCTCGCGGCTACGCGACTAGGAAATGTAATTAACGGCGTGTTACCGCCCGGTTCTAGATACGATCAGTAATTTTTGAGGAAGCAAATGGATTCCGCTCAGCAAGCGCAGCCGGCAATCGAAGCAGAACGCTTACCGTACGACGCGGAGTTTTTCAAACGCAGCGAAGATTTTTGCGCGTCTATTCTGGCGTCGCTGCCGGAATTGAGCGGCGTTGCAATCGTCCCGCTATGGACAAATCAACCAGAAAAAATGCCAGCAGGTCTGCTGCGTCTGCGCAACTCGCAGCCGCCGTATCTCGCCAGTCTGCTGACACTGCTTGGAAAACTTGCTAGTTTTGGCGTAGACGTACATCGTGACTTAATCAATCAGCTCAAAATGTTTGACCAGTACGCGGCAAACTTGGCTGAACAGATCAAACTGCAAACGGACGAGTTAAACCGACTTGCAGAAACCAATCAAACAACCACAAATGCAGCACAAAGCGAATGACCTAGGCACACAAATACAACTCGACGCAGCGCGGCAGACGCTCATAAACGTCCTTCACGACCAGTTCAAAAACCGCGACATAAACGAGCTGCGACAAATTCTTGAACAGAATTATGGCGAACAGCTGTGGAACGCAGAGCAGCTTCTTGAAGAGTTTGAGGTCTCGCATTTCGATCCGCCGTATGTGCACGTAATTCGGAAGGCTGACGGCGTTGCGGGAACTGTGGCGTTCAATAAAGATCCGCGTTTTTATTTCTCATTCAAACCGATAAAGGTTGAACATGTCAGAGGGACGACATGAATATGACACCGGCGCTGTCCG